TTGGAACGCTGCTCCGCGGTACTGACACTTTCCTTGTCTTCCAAGTCGTCCCAAACTTGCCAGTCCGGCCTGCGCCCATTATGGTTCAACCCTCTAATCTGGCCCCCTCTGCCCCTACTCGCGACCACACATCCTGTCATGGTCTCGATTAGGTCTGCATTCCAGGGCCTGCCACTACGATACTCCGGCTGCAGTTTACCGAAGACCGCGTGGATGGACTGATTCGCCTCGAGTTCGCGCTTGATATTCCCTAGCTGCATGGAGGCGTGAGTGTCGGTCTCCGAGATGTAGATAATGAACTCCTTTTCTACGAATAGGATGGAGAAAAGGACCGCTGCGTTGGTGGTAGTGGTCTTCGAATAAGATCTCGGAATCATTGCCAGGGTATATTGGCCGATTTCGAGGTTTATCTTAACAACCTGCCCGTCGCTGTTGAAGACGAGTTCAAACATGGACCGCTCTTTACTCTCCGGGTCAGAAGGGTCCACTTTGTAGGTAAAGTTGCTGACGATCTTCTCCAGATCACCGTACTTGAGGAGGAAGTCAGTCTTCCGAAGAAGGATCGCCAGCAACCCCCTGTGGAGCCATGCGATCTCCCCAGGGAACCAATGGGAGAGGAACGTATGGCAGAAGAACACCGGGTCAAGATAGGCCCGCTTCGCCACTTCCTCCGCCTCGATTTTAGAAAGAGTGGTCATTCAGCCCTTGGTGCTCCATCAGCATGGCGAGTAACTGCGACGTTGACCCACATAGCGTTCGATCTGTGGGCTCGAAGGATGAAAGTCTTATCCGGCCCGTCAGGGAGTTCAACATCGAGCACTTCCGCGTAGATCTTCGCTGCTTCGCGGAGCCTCGTCATCCTCTCCAACTGCCCATCCGTTGGCTTCAGGTATTCGAAGGTTGTTGAGTCGAGTGGCATTTTCTTCTCCTAGTATGTTGGGTGGCCTCCATGCGAACCAGCGCCGATGTCGCCACCACCTGATCCACCGGCGAAGCTCCCTCCGTGACCGCCTGGATAACCGCCGCGGCCTCCAGCAATTCCTCCTCCACTCCGGTCGGCAGGTTCTGCCCAAGAGGGCATCCTGTTCCGATTCTGGAGCCATGAAGTGTATTCGGGGCTCCCCGGCCCAATGGGAGGGAGACCCAATTTGGACCTCAGATTGTTGTGACTATTGAGGTCGAATTGGCCTTGGACATCAAGGCCAGGGACCCCTCCCCCTCCTGCCACCGGCGGAGTTACTGGTGGCGTCACTGGCCCATACGGGTGAGGGTTGACACCACCAGGATTCAACGGACCAACATCTCCCGTCATGGGAGTGGTGATCCCTGGCTGAGCTGTGTAGCCCGCCTGCCAGGGGAGGCCAAAGGTTGAGCCGGTCCCGTGGAGACCTCCCATTATGGTCTGGAGATCATTCCGAGGCGGTGGCCGATAGTTGAACTGGCTCGCCGTCGGACCCATCGAAGGGAAGGAAGGGGTATAGGGCTGATAACCCTGCGGTGGCATTGTCATCTTAGGGTACTCCTGGTGGCTACCATGGTGATCTCCCACTGAGAAGTTTGTGCCAGAAGGCAGCGGAGTAGATATTGCCTGAATCACTCGCGCCAGCGGCAGCGGTAGCAGAATCTGGGTTGAGGTTGTTGTAGAGGGTGTCTTGGACAGGCTCCCCTCGGGGGATAGTGTCGCTGGTGTAGGTCGGCCCTTGCAAAGCTCTGAGAACATCAGTCATGGCACTATGCCCTGTATCTAGTGGCCCTGAATGAGCACCCTGCCCCGGTATTGACCTTGGGTCGTAGTAAGGATACTGTGCTGTAGCATCCTGTGGCTGCCAAGATTGGCCCTTAGCGGTTAGCCATAATCTTGTGAGAAGGTCAGGAGTGTCTACCATTATCGAACTCCCATCGGCTGACCCACTCCAGAGATTCGAGTCGGTGGGGTCAGGTTACCTGCTTGGAACGGTGTTGGCCTTCCCATTGAATCGAACTGCCCAGAGAGGCCTCTGAGAAGAGGCATCAGGGCCGTTGCCGTGGAACCCGTAGGTTTGCCACCCTGCATCAGGCCATGCAGAATAGCTTCCAGTCCAGGCAACGGCCCTGAAGGGTTCATTTCTTCGAGGCCTCATGCTGGCCGCTCTGGGTGGTTCTCACTCCCTGAGTGGCCTCAGCCTTCGGCTTCTCGATCTTGTCGTGCTGCGGAGGATCTGGCGCGATAGCCGCACCCTCCTTCGGCTTTACCGAGTCTGCGTATTTTCCCATCTTCCTCAAAGCTCCTGTGCAGCTGGGGTTTTACCGAAGGATCTCCGCTGCCGAGAGATCTTCCGGATACCAGTCCCTTTATCAGCCTGGTTGAACTCCTTCGCCACTTTGAGCGGAATCCTCCCGATCTTGCTCCCCTTCTTTGGCTTCCACCCGTGGGCGAGGGCGGCCATGGTGCGAGCCTGTTTCGGGGTACTACTGGGCATCGATTGACCCTTTCTTCAAGTAGCTCTCCATCAATTGGTTGTAGAAAGGATCTGCTATAGGCTCTTCACCGTAAAGACCTTTTAACAAATTATGCAGATACATAGCATCTTCACTTGGTCCCTGATTGCCCAGGGATCTCTTTATTACAGAGGGAGTTACCTTTATGCTGAAATCAGATCCCCCTCCATGCTCCCCGCCGTAGAAGCCTCCTGACCTTGCACCTGAGATACGAGTAGCAGTTATCTCCTTGACCATAGGATAGTCGCGGATTGCAGCCTTACCAAAGGCAGTCCTTACTCCAGTAGTACCCAGCATTCCTTTCTGAGGAGCAAGATCAGTAGATCCATAAGCTCCCGATACGAATAATTCCTCTGGCGTTCTGGTGTTCCAGGTCGTATCGAAGCGAGCTATAGGATCATTATCCTTATTTAGAATCTGGTAGGATGAGAATCTAGAAAGGTGCCCCGAGCCATACGGACTATCAAAATGGTTAGTAACTGTACCACCAAGTTCCTGTTGTGGAACTCTCTCGACCATTTCACCAGAACGAGGAGAATAATCTTGAGAAGTATGGCCACCACTAATAGGAGGAAGTGGAGCGTTACCTTCATGAGAGGCAGAGTGTTCTTCCTGAATAGACTCATACCAACTCCGTACGCTTGGATGAGCCATCTGCCAACCAGCAATGTAGGGAGGATCTGAGCCAGGATTTTCTTGCCAATCCCTCATTCTATTATGGAGATCCCTCAAACTAGCTACTCTAACATCACGATTAGCTGGTGGAGTCAAATCCTCCTGAGCCGGCTCAAAAGGCCGATGATTTTCCCAAGACTGTAAAGCCTCATGGTGATCTAGGGTTGGCTGTCCATCAGCACGGACGTAGATGGATCTGCCATCTGGCATCTCCCCCATCCGATACTGCTCAACTCTACTTGGTTCGTAGGGCTGGGCGTCTTCAAAGGAAAGAGGCTGTGATTTCTCAGGAACTCCTGCCTTAGCTCCACCTAATCCAAGGGCTATCAGACCAGCAGAGATAGTCTTGTCGGCGTTCCACTTCCCACCACTAGCAAGGGCTGCAGGGTCGGAAGAATCGGAGAGGGGCTGTGGGTCCATCAGCCCCTTAAGACCCTGGAGCCACCCAACGATGGAGGGGGCTATATCGGTTATGTTCCCCTTGGCATCAGACTTGGTAGCGATTGGGAGCACCGAGCCGTAATTCCAGCCCTCATGTGGGCTTATCATGTTGCTGGAATTGTATTTCAGATTCTCAATAGCTTGAGTTAACCAGGGCGGGAAGTCTGGCTGCGGAGAAGGCTGGCCCTGGGGAGTATAACCTACCATCCACCCAACCCTCCCAATAACAACTGGAGGGAGGATAGCAGGAGTGCTTGGGACCTTTTGTTATCAGGGTTCTCCCCCTCTGCTGGTGGAGGGGGAGTAGGATCGGGAAGTGGTCCCAACTCACGCTGCATTAAGAGGGGGATTGGAGTCGGCCTCTCCACCGTCTGGGCCAAGGCGGTATCTTCGAAAGGCTTCCCATGGTAAGAGGAGACATAATCAGAGCCCTGCCTACTCTGGCCAAGGCCGGTCTTCATATATTGCTGAACCCCTCCAGGGAAGGGTTTTTTCATCTTCAGATAGGATTGGACATTCCCTGGACCGAAGTTGTAGGCAGCATAGGCGAGGCCAGGATCTCCAAAGGTGTCGAACATCTGCTTCCAATACTTAGCCGCCCCTTGCATTGCACTCTTATCATCGGAGAGATTAACTCCGAGGTCCTTCGCCGTGGTGGGAAGGATCTGGAATTGGGTCTGCGCCCCAGCGGAAGAGGTCACGCCAGGGGCGGTATTCTCCGCCGAGACGATTCCCTTCAACGTTCCACGAGGTATTCCAAGAGCGTCCTCTGTTTGGGCATAATACGGCTCGAGAGGATCGCCCCCAGTAGAAAACCAGTAGCTATTGCCTGCCACGACCCAATCCGAGGAGGGCTGCGATCATTCGAGGGTCCATCCCGGCAAGGAACTCCGGGCCAAGGGTGCCCTGACCTGCGGCGCGGGGGTCGATCGGAGGAGGCGCCACCATTGGGGAGGCAACCGAAGGAGAGACTGGCGAGGCGATCGCAGATGGTTGTGGCCCCGCATCTGGCCGGAAAGTCGGAGGCGGCACCCCACCACGAGGCGGACCATAGTCGGGACCTGCCGGTGGGATAGGAGGTCCATTGACCGACGCAGCCGCAGGGGTAGAGCCGGCCGGAGGTGGAGTGAAGAGAAGCTTCGCAATCTCCTCTGGGCTCAATTGGGGACCAGCTCCTGGGATGCTAGGAGGACCTGCTCCAACAGGCGGGGGAGTAACAATCCCAGAGGAGGGTGATCCGGTCAAGCCAGACGGAACGGAGAAAAGGCCAGGTCCATGGATAGCAGGCCCAGGTGGATAGGGCTGAGCCGTTGCGGCGATATCTGCCCCACGAGGGTTGACTGGGATAGGGATGGACCTCGTCCCGGCAGGGGGTCTGTTCGGATGGCGAGGCCCCCGACCTGGCTGGGAGGATTCGGGTGGTTTTGGCCCTGGTCCACGGGTCCTGGCAGAGGGTTTGCTGGTGGCCTCGTTCCGAACTTCCTGGATAATCCGGGAAACTAGGTCGAAGCCGGGGGCATTCTCTCCGGAGGTGGGACCTGTACCAAAACGGTTAGGCGGCCCCGCACCAGGACCTGGAGCCCCGGAAAACATTCCAGAAAGAGCGATGCGAATCCTGTCGAGGAGGGGTTGAGGGGCGTAGTTTGAGACATCAGTCATGGGAACTTCCTCTTGTGGGTTTCGGTTTTGCACTCCCACCCCTTTCGGGGGAGGAAGATGGGCAGGACTGGACGATGGACACGCTTAGCGGCGCCAAATTTTAACACTCCCCGTATGCAGCCAGGGGTCATGCAGACCCGACGCCTCGGCCCTGTACTCAGGACGCCGCTTGCGGAGGGCTGCCAACCACCAACGGCTCCAGTGGCGGTGCTTGTCCCCATGGGCGGCATCCTCCCGGACTAACCCGGACTTACGCTAGCGGTCGGAGCGGGAACCCGGGGATAAGGCCTAACACCCCGAGCAGCACAACCACGAAGACTATGAACAGGATGAGGTAGCCGATGTTCTTGATTGGAGCGTCGAGAGCCACGTAGTAGTTATAGACGTAGAAGATCGCTGCGAATACCACGAGGACTATCAAGACGTAGATCAGGAGAGTAATCATCGCCTTCCTCCGCCGTCTCCCCCGTCCCGGTGGGAGGGGATCTCATTGTAGTGCCTCTCAACGTGGATAGTTACGTTGCCTAGGCCTCCGCTATGCCCCGACGAACAGGCCGCCAGCAACAAGAGCATGATTGCCAGTGGCCTGGTATGGCGCATAGCCGTGGGACATCAGCCAGACCAGTCTACCTCCCGATCGCCCCTGGGTGGTGCTTCGCCTGGTAGGCCCCGCCCGTTGCCCCGGTTGCGCCGGTATCCCCTCCAGTCGGAGGCGGCGGCATACCCTCCACCACCACCCCTGGATGACGAAGGGCAGCGGCAGTCGCTTCCCGGGTCTCCGGCTTGTCGGAGAGCGGCGGGCGGTGATAGGAATCGAGACCGATTCCCGAATCGTCTGTGGTGGGGGTCGGATCAGGGACAGTCACTTTCACTTCAGCCATGGGTAGTTCCTCCTTTGGAAGGCTTGGGTTTGGTCTTCGTTCTGTGCTTCGTTTTCCGCCTCGCATGAGCAGCGGCTCCGACACTCGGGGACCCCGTCATCTCCCGCAGCCCGGCCAGGGTCGGATCGGCGCCTGGCAGCCCATCGGAAGGCGGCGGCATACCGATCCCTCCCGAGAGGCCGAGTTCCGGCGGGACGCCCCCTGGCGGGATGGGGCCTCCCCCGGTCGAGAGGGATTCCCCGCATTGGGGGCAGAAGTTTGGGTGCTTGATAGCATTGGCAGGGTTGGGGCCGATCGGGGCCGCACCCCCGGAGGAGGCAGCAGAATGGGTGTGGTGGGGCTTGTGGCCGACGGAGGTTGGGATGGTGGACTTCTCTCCGTAGGCGGAGGATCTTGCGTTCTGGAGGGTCATCGGTGGGGCTCCTTTGGTGGCCCGTCAGGGGCGGTCCGGCCAATGCCAGACAAGGGGTCGGAGGCCCGCCCTTTCGAAGGCCTGGAGGGGAGAATCGAGGAACTCCTCGGTATCTTGGGGCGGTCGCCAGATATTCCGGAAGACCTGGACTCCAACCACCGGCCTTTTAAGAACCGCCACAAGGACTGGGACATATAGTGCCAATTGCTGGAGAGCATCATCCGTCTGGGTGAGCTTGACTTCCAAGCAGAGGGCTGGAAGCCCGATAGCCAGCGGGACCACCAGGATATCTGGCTGGCAGTAGTTGGTTCCTCGTTGGTCGGCGAAGCGGACCCAAGGGCCGTGGTGTACCTTTCCAGGAGTGCCAGAGTCTCCGAGGAGTCGCCCGACCCGTCTCGCCACTCGCTTCTCATATCGGAGTCCCTCCAGCCGGACGCCCTTGAGACGGGGGATCTGATGGCTTGGTGGAGGACTCGTAAGCGTCGCGTACAGAATCGGCGGGACTAGCTCTCGGTACGATGTCCTCATCGGGTACGTCGATGATGCCACTTGCCGATCCAAGATCGGGACTTGGTTTGGAGTTTTGATTGGTGGGCTCCTCTGGAGAAATGGTGCGGACAGCGACCTTGCCTTCTTGGGTTGCCGCCTCCTTGAGCCGGGCGAGGACCGCTGGCCCGATGAAGTTAACATCGATAGTTTGCTTGGTCCCATGGCCGAGCCGGTCCAGGCCAGAGTTGACCGCCCGTTGGAGTTCGTCGGTGGAGATGAGGTCAGGGTTGTCAACAAGGCGCTCGTGGAGGACCGTCAGGGCATCGAGGGTCGCGGAGGTGAGGCGGGAGGTGAGGTCCGCCCCGATCTCATCCCGCCTCCCCCGATAGAAGGAGACAAGGTCAGCAAAAGAAGGATCCCTTTGGAGGATGCTAATCCTCGACTGCGAGAACCCAACAATCGCCGAGATCTCCACCGCCCGGATCCCCTGTGCGAGGAGGCGAGCAATTTGATGATGGATCTCCCGTACTCTTGCCAGTGGGATCGGCTTGACGCCCAGGTTCCGCTGATCGGCACGAGTTTCCTCCCCTTGTTGGAGGTCCCTCACCACAGACCAGTAGAGAGGGACGTCGGCCAGCTCTGGCTCGGGGCCTGTGCGAAGGCCAAGAGAATTCTCCCATAGCCCCGCTTGGGGCCCCCTAGCATCAGACACTCGTTGGTTGAGGAGGTCTTCCGCTCTTTGGTCCATGGCCTGAATAGTACGCCGCCCTGGGGGGAAAGTCAAGGGAGTTCTTAGGCTGCTCCTTGGGGGTGACGGTATGGGGGGAACCAGGTTAGTGGAAGTCCAGGGAAAGCGGTGAAATTTTCTGAAGAAGATAGTGCTTGGAGCGGCCCGCCCCAAGGGGGGTGGCGGGAGGGGCTCGATGCGAGTGCGAGTCATTCGCAGGGGACAGGAGGCGCATTGAATAGCAGGGGGCGCAATAATATTCCAAAGAAAATTAGCAGGGTACCCTTGAAAGCATGGGGACTCGATACCATCTCCACGGTGTCGGTCGGGTTTCGGCCCGCCGGTGGCCAACGCGGTCTCCACCCCCGCTAGTTGTTACTCATTGTCAACGAGTCCAAAGGGCGCAGGCATCCCGCTTGCGCGCGGCGGACTCCTAGCAGGAAGTCAAACCTACCATGGATAAGACTCATACACTTGAGGCGACCCTTTCCTTTACCATCCGCGCTTTCCCGGGGCGGGTCTTCAATTTGGAGACCGACAAGATGTCGAACTACGCTGTGGAACGCGGCCTCGTTGTAGCGGCCCGGCAAATCGTGGGCGACGCTATCGGCGGGAAAAAGAGCCCGGAAAAGAAATTGGCAATCGCTTATCGGAAGATTGCTCGGCTTCAAACCGGCACTCTTGGCGAAGGAACATTCGGGGCGAAGATCACAAGACTCGAAAAAGCTCTACGGACCATCCTGATAACGAAGCTCGAAAACGAAGGTATGAAGACCGCGAAAGCGACTAAACTAGTCGCACAGCAACCCGTCGAAATGGTCTATCGGGGCTTTTACGAAAAAGATGGCCTCTCTCTCGAAGAGGCCAACAAGAAATGGAACGCAGTTGTCGAACGCGGCAGGATGATGGTCAAAATCGCGAGTGATGATGGCAATATTGACCCGGACGAAGAAGTGGACGATGACGCCAATGACGAGTCGGAAGATGCCGATGAGTCGGAGGAGGCGCCAGAGTCCAATACCGAAAGCGCCGCGTAATTCCCAACAATCCCCGGGGGCATAATGCCCCCGGGCTCTTTTAGGAGTCTATCCCAATGAAGTTCCACAATGGCGAGCCGGTCCTGGATCATTCCGCAATTCTTTCCTATGTCCGGGCACTTCAAGCCGTCAATCGGGCACAACGGAATGTCGAGTCTATCGAACGTACGTTCCCCAAAATTCGCCAGTACGCGAAGGAGACGATCGAGTCTGATATCGGCAGATTACTTCAGAAATGCGACGAACTTCGAGCAATGGCCGAGTTGCTCTAACGATCAGCCCCGGGCAGCAATGCCCGGGGCTTTTCTTTGCCTCCCAGTATCCCAATTCGTGGGAGAGGAGCGCCCGTAGGAGGGGCAAGGGAGGGAAGGAGTATTAAAGTTCGTGAGGGTGCAGCGCCCATTGGCTGGTATGGCCGATGATCCTGGTAGATGAGCCATACCTTAAGGTTAGTGTCAGTCAGTCAGTCATACTACCCGGCACCTTAAGCGGGACCGTACTCTATCCTTTATTCAGTTTTTTTTTTTTTTACTGAAAGGGCTCTCTTAGCCTGGTCCCCCTAACCTCCAGTCCCCTCATAATGCCGGGTGCCCCTACTGACTCACCCCCTTTCCTATTGACAACTCCATCAATCCGTGATACAATCTTATGATGGTAACAACAGGAGGCATTCGATGATCCTCATCAATGGGCACCAAGCACTAGGGGAAGGCCCTGGCATAACATTCGACTGGGCTCACCTAGTCAGGCTCAATCCGCCAAAGGCTGGGAGAGCAGGGAAGCTGGCCAAGATGCCGGACCTCCTCAAGAGAGTGGTCTCGAAAGTGGATGGGCCAGTGAGGGCCTGTTTGGTCCCTGACCAAATCTATATCGACCTCCATTGGAATTGGACTGGCTGGATACGAAGAGGCTCTCCTATCGTGGGCTTCTCTGGCCACGAGCACCATGTCGCCTTGGCGATCTGGTCTCTCTGGCAGAACTGGCCGATCGTTGGGAAGGGCCCTTGTAAGAGGCTCTGCAAATGGGAAGGCTGCTGCAACCCACATCACTTCGTCTTCCCAATGGAGCCGACGCCAGCTCCAATGACCTTCTCCCTAACTGGTGACCCTGGGGAAGAAGCTGCAGCGGAACTAATGAGAAGACACAAAGAGATGGAGAGGCTGATAGCGGAAGGACCCTCAGAATGAAAGACAGGATGGCACTCGTCGAGGCGCTGCTATTGCTACACAAAGCTGAAGAGAACATTAGCGCTGCACATAGGGTTATGATCGAGGGGGAAGTGGATACAGCTGTTAGATACTTCCTGCTGGATGGAGTATCAGACTCTATCCTCGATATAGGCTCAGAAATAGAGCTGGCGTTGGGAATACAGAGGTTGGAAGAAATATCAACAGTTTGAAATAAGTTTGCACCAGGGATCTTGTCCCAACAAGCAGCGCAACCCATGTCTTAAAGACTAACTATTTACACCAGAAAGGAAGCCCTCTAATGAAGAAAGGACTAACCTCCGCCAGAGAGTGTGCCCCCAAAAGGTGCACTTGCGGAGCCAAGCTAGGCAGGCCCTCCTACGGCTATCCCTGGCTCAACGCCAAGGAGACTACCTATTTCGGGTATGAGTGGTGCGCTTTTGATGCCCCCATCAAAGAGAAGGTCTGGCATATCAAATGCACCTGTGGCCTCCGCCATATCTGGTCCTTCCACCAGTCCTCGAACGGCTGCTGGAAGGTGCGGAGCGACCTCCCCCTCTTCGACAGCCATCAAATCCTCGTTGTAGCATAAGGAGACAACGCCAATGGAACTCACCCAACGCGAAATAATCCTCATCTGTGCCGATGCAATCCTGCACACCGTCGAAGAAGCGGGAGAGCAAGGTGCACCTTCCGGGGTGTTATACGCAGCGACCATGACGATGGGCCTAAACTACCATCAATACCAGGCCCTGATCGATCTCTTCCTCAAGAAGGGCATCATGAGGATCGCCAACCACGTCCTCTTCTACACCGGTCCTGCCCTCCCAAAAGGAGGGTCCTGCTAATGGAAGTCCGGACAGTTCTCGCCACTTACCTCTCGGAAGCGCTGGGGGAGGAAAGGAATCCTCTCCCGATGGTCAAGGCGAAAAAGGACCTCCCGCCTCCGGTCCTCGCGATCCTCCTCTCCGAATACCGAGCGGCCGCCAATTTAGAAGGCCGGTTCGATTACGCCACCCCACAAGAATTTCTAACTCCCGCGGAGATAGAGGACCTAATCGCGAGGCTCAAGCGTCCCAAGGCTCCATTCAAAGACGCCAGGACCCAGGTGACATTCTATCCTGAGACAGGAACCGCAAGGGTGTCTTTCATGAGCCAGGGCTATTCAATAGGCGACACCATCGTCAAGAGCGGGGAAGAACTCTGGAAGCTGCTCCGCCGTGCGGCGAGTGATGGGATTGACTTCCAGGCCCCCAAGCCTGCCCCATACTTCACGGAGAGTGCGGATGACTGGCTCAAAACCCACAGGCCTACCAAACTAGCCCAGAAGAAAATCTTCCAGCAGGGCTCCATCACAATCACCCCCACCAAGAAGAAGAAGCCCTCCATGGCCCTCCAGGAGATCCTGGCGCTTGATTTGAAGCTCTAACAACAACCGGGGCTGACAGCGTAGCGTTCTATGGGCCGTCAGCCCCAGTGACCCCCAAGAAGGAAGCTACCCTCATGAGACCACTTGCCGCTATCTACGCCCTCGCAGCCCTCCTAGTGGTTGCCGCCGGCATCAACAGCATCGTTACCCCGAAACTGACTTTCGAGGAGTGCATCGGATTGGAGAGTGCCCGGGCTGGAAAAGGCCTAGGCTTCCACAAAGAGCACTGTTATTATACGATCCAACCCTGACCAACGAAGGAGCCACCCCCATGAACTACTCCCTAATAATAACAGGGAAATCTTCCCATCCCACCCTCCACCATGTCTTCGAGTCCACTTCCAACACGATGGCCCTCGAATACGCGGTTCGGCAGAGCAAACTGATCGCCAGCCCCAAGTATTGGGAGTTCGTCCTCTTCCGGACGGAGGGGGAAGATCAGGAGGTCCTCCGCGCTTGGGACGTGCACCTCCACGAGGTGGTCAAGCTGACGCCTGCGAAGAAGGACTAACCCCAATGGCATCTCCCAAACTACGCAGAGTGAAGTGCCTGTCCAGTATCGTCCGCCTCATCGAGATGGAGCAGATGGAACACAGGGACTACTTCGAGTTCCTTCCGGAGGAATTGATCTCGATCAAGAGAGAGGTCCGGAACTACAATCGCTGGTGCGCTCAATGGGGCATCCAGCGGGAAGGGAGGGTCATCACCAGGGGTCTCCACTTGGTGGTAGTCCTCCAGAAGGAGAGGCCTCTCCCTATCGAGGCCACTATCAAAAATGCCCTCCAAAAAGAATCTCCCGAGGGAGACGAATAGGGGGTCGAGGCCCCTTGACAATTTCCCCGACTCGTGCCATGCTCGTTTTGGGCCGGCATCCCGCTTGCCCTCTTAAAAGGAAGCCAGCTATGACAACCACCATCCAGCTCGACGACACCACAGAGGTCCGTATCCAGCGGAAAGTCTACGATCGTTGGAACTCTCTCGCCATCGCAGTCACCTCCCAAGATGGCAGCCGCATCTACTTCAACCTGACCGGCGCAGGGTACACCCTGGATCACAAGCCTATCCCCGTCACTTGGGAGGCTCCCGAGCATGAGAGGCTCGCCGGAACGGCAGCCCACCGCCTGCCGCGGGAACTCTTCAACATCACGCACCTCAACCAACCGGAACCAAAGGCCCTGACGGAGATCAGGGAACTCCTCATGTCCTACGATGAGGAGAAGGAGACCCCCAACGAGATGCTCCATGCGATCCACGAGATCATCTTCGGGAAGGAAGTTGACAGCGTAGCGTCCTCCTTGCCCGAGCCGGTCTCGGTGGAAGACGACGAGATCAAGTTCTAACCCCGCCCCTCCCATGGAGAAGAGAGACCTCTTCCCGATCCTCTTGGTGGTGGCGATCTTCGCCATCGTCGCCTATTTACAATGGACGGCGCTCTAGCGTCGGAAAGGAAAGACCATGATCACCCTCAAGATTGCCGGCACCAAGTACTACCCGGTAGAGCAGCCCCCGGTAGGGACGGTCCTCGCCTTGGAGGCAGACCCGGAAAATCGCTTCGACTCCAACGCGATCAAGGTCCTCGACGACGAAGGGGACCAGCTGGGCCACGTCCCGGCACCAGCGGCAGCGGTGATGACCCTCTACGCGGGAAGGGTAGGCTACCCAGTCGGGAAGCTCTTCATCGCCAAGATGGAGGAGGGAGAGAGTTTCACCCTCGATATGGTGGACGAGCTATGACAATCTCCCCAGCAGAGTGGCGGAAGGGAAGAAGGCTGGGCTATTGCATGGTCTGGGATACACACCGGTATCTCCGAGTAGGGAAGACCTGGTATCCGGTGAAGGTCCTCTTCAACGTTAGCAGAGACTACTAGATTTTTGCGGTGGAGGGCCCAAGTAGGGCCCTCGCCCGCAGCAATCCTGCTGCGCAACGAGGGAGTGGAAAGCACTCCCGGAAGGAAGTCATGACACACCAGATGACGCCGGAGCAGGCTGCCGTGGCGAAAGCTATCGCAGATGGGGACTCCGTGGAAGGAAACGCAGTGGCAGGGAGTGGCAAGACTGCCACCCTCGTTGCGGGGGCTTCCGCCATCCCGCAGTCCCGGAGGACCTTAGCCTGCGCTTTCGGGAAGGCCAACCAGCTCGATCTCGAGGCGAAGCTCCCCGAGACTATTGATTGCCGAACCTTCAATGGTCTCGGCCACAGGACCTGGGGGCGGCACACTGCCCGCCGGCTCGAGCTCGACGCGAAGAAGGTCGGCAAACTCACCACTGACTTCTGCAAGAGGTACCAGGTACAGGACCTGTGGGTCCCGATCAAGGACCTCGTCAACAAGGCCAAACTAAACGGCCTGGTCCCCGCCGAGATGGCTCACTTGGCAATGGGCCTGACCCGCGATACCGATGAGAATTGGAAGGAGATGGCCTTCGACTACGGCATCGACTTCTCCCCCGATATCCTCAACGTGGCTCGGACAGTCCTCCGGGAGTCGATAGCCCTTGGCTTGAAAGGAGTGGTGGACTTTGATGATCAGCTTTACCTACCAGTCATCTTCAAGTCCCGATTCCAGACCTACGACCAGGTTCTTGTTGACGAAGCCCAGGACCTCAACGCAATACAGCATATTATGGTGGAAAGAAGCACAGGGGGAGCAATTGCCTCTCTTGGTGATCCTCACCAGTCCATCTACGGATTTCGAGGCGCTGTGGCTAACAGTATGGAAGCCCTCGCCAGCAAATTCTCCCTCCGAACCCTCCCAATGACGTTCAACTTCCGCTGTGGGAGGACGATCATCGAGCAGGCCCAAGCCTACGTGCCTCACATCCAGGCCTGGTCTGGCGCCTCCGATGGGAGTGTCGGGTGGGTGAAGAGGTGGTCGCCGACGATGTTCAAGCCCGGGGATGCCATCCTCTGCAAGAACAACGCCCCACTCATTACCCTCGCCTTCCGCTGCATTCGGGACAGGATAGGCGTCAGCATTGCGGGGAGAGACATCGGGAAGGCCCTTGGCACTCTCATCAAGTCCCTCTGCCCAGGAGGGGAGATGCTGACGGTGCCACTTGATGTCTTCACGGGGCTTCTTTCCGAGTGGGCCTCGATCGAAACCCTCAAGGCTCGGGCGAAGGACGATGAGGCGAAGTGCGAAGCGATCCTCGATCGTTCGGAATGCCTGTTCGCTATCATGGATGGGACTCTGGAGGCACGCACAGCCCTCGATCTCTTCGAGGCAGCGGCCCATCTCTTCGACAAGGCCAACGGGATGGTCACTCTAAGTACTATCCACAAGGCGAAGGGGCTAGAATGGTCCAGGGTCTATTTCTTGGACTCCTGGCGCCTCCCGTCCAAGTTCGCGAAGATAGCCTTCGAGGCGGGAAACCCGGAGCCGCTGCGGCAGGAGAACAACCTCTCCTACGTGGCGATCACTCGGGCCAAGCACGAGTTGATCTTCATCGACATGAAGGGTTGCAACGGAAAGGAAGCCCACGATGAATAGCAAGCGGCCAGCGAAGCGTACGCCTCAGAGGAACTGGACCCCTGCCTACCATCGGCAGGATCCGGACCTCGCCCAGGTGGTAATGATCCTCAAGAACTCGCCAGAGAAGAAGCGGGCCATCGAACAGAGTAGGGGCGTCACCACCCAGTGCCTCAACAACTGGGTCTCTGGGAGGACCAAGCGCCCCTACAACGTGACCCTGTCCTTCGTCATGGAAGGGCTGGGCTACCGTCGGAAGTGGGAGAAGATCTGATGAGATACCCCCAATGGAAGCCTCTCCACAAGCGGGCAACCTCTGACATGCTGGGGTACTTGCCGGGGTTCTTGGACCTGGACGATCCACGCCCAGCGAAGGAGCAACTCAACTCCAACTACATCGCAGGATGGAGCCCGTTCAAGGGCTTCACGATGGGGCTGGATGGGAACCTCGAGTACCCCAACGACCCACCCACCCTCGCCCTCGCCGAGTGCAAGCTCCGGGAGGAAGTAGTCCGCCTCTACCAACACGCCTGGGTGGCGATCATCCAGCCGGATGGTAGCTTTGAAGTCTGTCGGATGGATTAGGAGGAACCAATGTCGTTCAAGAAAATCCTCGTAGTGGACTTCGATGGCGTTCTCCACTCCTATTCTAGTGGTTGGCAGGGAGCTACGAAGATCCCTGACCCACCAGTGGAGGGTGCCATCCAGTTCCTGAAGAAGGCCGTGGAAGAGTTCCAGGTGATGATCTACTCTTCTCGGTCGAAAGAGCCTGGTGGTATCCTTGCCATGCAGGAATGGCTTGGGAAGTACTGCTCTTCCTGGGAGCCGGAATACACTCCCAATCCCTGGTGGGGGCTTATCGACTGGCCAACGGAGAAGCCTGCCGCGTGGGTAACGCTCGATGATCGGGCGATCTGCTTCACGGGAGAGTTCCCCTCCATGGAGACTCTCTTGGAGTTCAAGCCTTGGAACAAGAGGTAAGCTTCGCAGTCGAGGGGGAGCGCCTGATGGCGCTCCTCTTCGTCCTCAATTCCGAAGGCTTCTTCGTCAACAACCTCTTCCAGTTGGAGGGACAATGGCAAGCAAACCTAACGGACCGGAAAAAGTACTGGGATTTTGGGAGAGGCGAGTCACCTATCGTCGCCCTCCAAGCAGCGTACGACAAGATCAAGACGGGGGAGGGCCTCCCGGCGATAGTGGGAGTGACAGCGGAGCGTTCTCCTCAGATCGCGAAGCAGCCCGCGAAGCGGGCTCAGCCCTCGGCTCTGGCCACAATACTCTCCCTGGATTTGGACCTTTGAACGGGGAGCGCCTTGGTCTCCACGTAGCTCGTGCGACCCCAGATGTCCGCTTGGGGAAGAGCCACCTGCGGATATTCTGGACAATAGTAGTGGCAGTGGTGGTGGTTGCTGCCCTTTCTTTTTGGTAGGAGGACCTATGAATATCAAGCTAACCATGACATTCTCTCGAACCCTCTCCCTCGAGGCCATCAAGGAGGAGTATGGGGAGAGGCTGGCACTCGAAGAAGGGGACGACCCTATGGAAGTGTTGATCGAGTACATGAACGACAACGGGCTCGAGTTCTTCGAGGAGGAAGACCAGGCCCAGTGGGATCATACCCCGGACGCAGTGCCGGTTAAGTGATGGGCTGGTCTGGCCTTTGGCGTGGGGCTATCGGCCAGACCACTCCCTCCCAAACAATCTTCGCCAGGGGGCAAAATACTTCTTGATCCCTCCCCCAATGTGTGGGAAGATCTTCTCGTCAACAAACCGGCCCATCAGGGCCCAAAAAAGGAGCGACACTATGAACTTCACTGCTGATACGCCCACCACTACCTGCACCGTCTATGGGCTGACCTTCTCCATCCCCCAGCCCTTCAAGGAGGGGGACGCCCTCAAGCCGAACGAGGCGGATGCAATGAATCAGTTGTTGATCGAGAACTGCCGCAACAACTTCAACTCCACCATCTACGACCTGGTGAAGGAGCGGGGCCTGCAGGTCAACAACGAGCCGGCCGATTCCGCCAACCTCCCGGAGGAAGACAAGCAGAAGCTCCAGGCGGACTTCACCCAATACGTGGCGGAGTACGAGTTCGGACAGCGGAAGGGTGGACAGCGGTTTGCTGATCCTGTCGTCCGCGAGGCCCGGGATATCGGGAAGTCCAAGATCCGGCCCGCCCTGTTGAAGGCCGGTGTCAAGGCCGGGGATATCACTTCCGAGGTGATGAATACCCACCTCGACAAGTACTGGCCTGTCCACGGCGAGAAGTGGATGGCGCAGGCCCGGCAGATCATCGCCCTCCGCGAGGCTGCGGCGGCGGAAAGCCTGGAAATCACCCCGGCGGAAGTTGCGGCATAATTGGGAGGGGGGTCGAGAGGCCCCCCTTTCCTTTCCCTGGAGGGAACGATGGATTACCGATTCTCTGGAGACTTCTCGAAGGTCCCACTCGGGGCCTTTACTGTCAGCAACAAGAAGGCAGTTTGGAATGACCCGGCCTCTGCCGGGGTGACCACCGACTCCGACCCGAATGGGCAGTTCTTCGAGATCGTCGAGGATGACCGCTTCCCTGGAGGCCGGGCTTGCCGCCAGAAGTACCCGAAAGGTGAGCATGGCACCAACTCCAAGCAGTACTACGTCCGGTATAAGAAGCCCGGCACGATCGCGAACCTCGAATACACTATGTGCTTCGAGGACGGCTTCTCCTTCATGACCCCCAACACCAGCAAGGTTTGCGTGGGCAAGATCGGCCCACAGATTAACTGGGGGGAGGTTGGAGGGCCCACGGAAGGGCGGGGCTCCCGCTCGATGTGGATCTTCAACGGGGGAGGGAGTAACTACCCGAACCCGAAGCTTTGCCCCGCTGGGCAGGACCAACGGACGGGCAATCCTCTAATCTCCCCTCCTGTCTACGGACCGAAGATCGTCACCGAGACGCTCTACAAGCTTCGGAGCCAGTTCCGCGGCGGGCCTGGTGGAATGATGAAGTGGTGGATCGACGATGCTCTGGTCGCGGAAGAGCATGGGGACTATCAGGTCACCTCCACCGACGACGTGATCTACGACTTTTCTTTCTGGCATGGTGGGGCCAGCGCCGACTACGCCCCGGAGTGGGATTCCTACGCCCTCTGTGGCGGGGTGAGGATGTGGAGCGGGGAGGAGTATTGGGAGGAAAAGGAGCCTGCTCCGCCCATCCCTGCCACTCCTGGCGTAACCGTCGAAATCGAAGGGGTGATCTACGAGGTGAGCGGAGCGTTGAAGCTCACCCGCCGATGAGCCAGAACGAATTCGATATGAAGGCTCTTCTCGCGGAGGTAGTCCTCGGGTCGAACAAGGCCGTCTCGGTTTCCAACCCCGAGAAGTTCAAGGCCTTGTTCTATCGAGTCCGCAAGGTCCTGATCTCCGAGGGAGTGGAGGCGGCAGGGAAGATAGCCTGCCGCACTTCCCCTGACAACCCACAAGGTGAAGTATGGCTAGTCAAGGAAGATTAGCAGGCAATCCTCCCTGCCCGTCCTGCGGGAAGATCCTCGATATGGCATCTGCGGTTGGCCATATCAACTCCCTGAAGAAGGGAGACGTCTCCGTTTGCGCCTATTGCGCGCAGCCGCTGCAATGGAACGGGGAGGGTTGGGAGAAGTTGGAGGGGCCTTCCCTGGTATTGGCTCGCCTCAACGAGGACTTCCTCTGGGCGGAGCAGTTAGCTAGGCAAACAAGGGAGCATTTCCGTGGTCGATGATCTGGTGGTGCAGATTGATTTTAAGGCTGCTCAGGATGAGGCAGAATATGATCTGAGACAGCACCAATTTCCGGACGGGTTTGTGTGCGATTGCCCACAGTGTAATGCGGCCCGCGCCTACCTCGACATGGTGGCGGAGCGGGATCTCTATACGAAGCTGGCCGAGAATGGGACGCAATATCTCCAAGGGCTTGAGGCTCAAATAGCTGCCATGTCGGCGGAGCAGGATGAGGCGCAGAAAGCTTACGCGAGACTGCTCAAATACACAGACGGGATCGAGGATCATCTTGCTTGGCATTACGCCCAACTCGCCGCCAGCGAGGCCACTCTCACCGACATGCGTATGAAATGGAGCGCAGCAGAAATCGTGCGGGATCAAGCTATTGATCGACTGAACCGCAGCGGAGTTGCGCGGGGGAGGCTGCGGGAGGCGTTGGAGAAGATGAGCAAAGAGCCTGGGATTGGTGTAATGGCCCAGCGTATGGCCCGCGAAGCCCTTTCAAAAAAGGAAGTTGACAGCGATGCCAAGGAAGAATGAAATAGGGCTCGAGAAGGTCACGATAAGGATCTTCAAAGGCGACCTCGATGCGATCAACCGCTACTACCCCACGACAGGGCACAACGTCGTGATCAGGAAGTTGATCCGGAAGCACTTGCGAAAGATGGAGGAGCTTGACAGCCAGAGGCGAGCCCTTCTCGACAAGTCTGGCGAGATAGAGATAGAAGTGGAACCAAAACATGAGTGACGTAGTTGTCTCGCCTCTCAGCGAGGCCCAGTCCAAATCCCTGGAAGAGTTGTTCCGGAGGATGCAGGACGACCCGATGACCATCACTGATGGGGAGTTGGACCTGATGATCGATGGGCTCCAGCACCTTCGGTTGTTGTTCGAGGCCGAAGAAGCCGCCTCCGCAAAGACCGGGAAGCCCGTCAAATCCAGCGTCGCCAAGATCGCAGACAAAGCGGCGATCAAGGCCCTCGACCTTTCGGGAGACCTCTGATGAAAGTGGAACTTGGAGACGGCCCGATCGAGGCCGAATACCGAGAACAGATGAATACCCTGGCTCAGGCCATCGATCAGTACTTCAACGGAACTGCGACGGGCTCCCACCGTGGGACAGGCTTCGTCCTGATGGTCTTCCCCTTCGGAGAGAAGTTCGGGAGATGCAACTACATCTCCAATGGAGCTGATCGGAACGATGTCAAGACCCTCATGAAGGAGATGGTCGCGAGATTCGAGGGGCAGGCAGAAGTCAAGGGACACGCCTAGCAACCACCTCTCTATTTGGCTCTTGACAACTGGAAGCGATTGTGTTAACGTGTAGACGGAATAGGAGATGAAAGCCAATGGCACTCCCAACAGACCCGCTCTCCCCACACCTTCGGAGGGCGACCATTGCAAGACACACCAAGGGGAATGGGGCCTTCAGCACAAAGGTCCCAGGCCTCCAGCTGATGTGGGATTCCACTTCTCTTGGGGTGCTGAAGACCTGTCCCCGCAAGTACTTCTTCTCTCAAGTTCTTGGTATGAATGGGAGGGGGGAGAACGTCCACCTTATTTTTGGTATAGTCCTTCACTCTTCCCTGGAAGCCTACGATCATGCCCGTGCGAAGGGGAAGACATGGAGAGAGGGAGTCCGAGCGGCTCTCACCGTGGCTCTCTTGAACTCCGGTGCCCGGGTCCCTGCCGTGAAAGGCTGTATCCACTGCTCCCACCCGGATGAGGTAACAAAGGGGACGGCCAGCGAATGCACGATCGAGCCCTTCTCCGGCGAAGCTGGGTGGTGCTGGAAGTGCAAGATTTGCGGGAAGATCACTCCCGGAGAGGGAGTACCTCCAACCCGGTGGGTCCCCTGGCAATCAACCGACAAGTATAAGAACCGAGACAACCTAGTCAAAGCGGTTGTCTGGTACTTAGGAAAGTTCTCCGATGATCCCACCAAAACAGTCATCCTCGAAAATGGGAAGCCGGCGGTCGAGCTCTCCTTCAAGATCGACACGGGGCTTCCGAGCCTATCTGGAGAGCACTACGTCCTATCTGGCCATCTGGATAGACTCGTCAAGTTCGGAGAGTCAGTCTATGTACAGGATCGAAAAACCACCAAGTACGCCCTCGACCAGAAGTACTTCGAAAAGTACTCCCCCGACAACCAAATGACCCTCTACTCGTTGGCTGGGAAGATGGCGTTTGCGAAGCCTATCGCTGGGGTGATGGTGGATGCGATGCAGACACTGACCTACGCTGTCAGGTTCCGCAGAAGGATCATCTCCCGCACTTCTTCCCAGCTCGAGAGTTGGTGGAGAGACTTCCATATCCTTCTCGGCCAGAACGAGCAGTATGTCAAGCTGGGCCACTGGCCGCAGAACGATACCGCCTGTGGCAACTACGGGGGCTGTGAGTATTTGAAGGTCTGCTCGATGGACGAAGACAGCCATTGGAATATCCTGTCCGGAGAGTTTGCCTTCCGTCAGTGGGACCCGTCAATAGCCCGAGGAGGCGATTAATGGAGGGAGTCAACCAGAGTAAGAGGGTCCGCGCGGTCCTCGCCTCGGTCTGCACGAAGGGGGCGGAGCGGGAGAACTGGCAGCCTGGGGATGTAGGGGTTGCCTGCCTCACTATGTTCTTCGGAATGTCTCTCAACTTGGGGGTTGAGCCCCGGTTGGTCAAGGAGATGTTGGACAAATTTTATGGGGAGTATGCGAAGGAATTCCCCGGCAGCAGAGAGGGCACCAGCTGATGTCAAGCATGTCTGATTGGGTGGGTGGCAAGCCATTCAAGGGTCTCATCATTGGAGACTCCGGGAGTGGGAAGACCGCCGCGACAGCCTACCTCGCGAATGAGGGGTACGAACTCTTTTACGCTGACTTCGACAACGGCCTCTCTATCATCCCTAAGATTATCAAATCAAAGGAGGCCCGCGCGAGAATTCGCTACAAAACTCTCACAGATAAACTCCATACAGTTTCCGGTGGGGTGTTCTGTGACGGTATGCCGGAGGCAGCGAGTACGTTCACTGCCATGCTCTCCGGCTGGATGGATGGGAATACCTCCTACGGCCCGCTCCATACTTGGGGTCCGGAGCGAGTCCTGATCCTCGACAGTATGACCTTCTTCGGCAATGCTCTTCTCCGTTATCACCTCTTTCTAAACGGGAGGAATGGGAAGAAGCCATACCTCGCCGACTATGGGGACGCTATGGCAGGAATGGAGGCCGTTCTCTCCCTCCTCTATTCCGAGACTATTAAGTGCAATGTGATCGTTACTGCCCACGTCACTTATATCTCGAAGGACACCGGGGAGACCGACAAGAAAGGGGAGGAGATCACGGTAGAGAAGGGCTATCCATCGGCCCTCGGCACCAAATTGCCTCCCAAAGTTGGTAGATATTTCGACACCATCCTGATGATGAAGTCCACCACTACTGGTCCCGTCACCGTCAGGCAGATCATCACCCAGTCTGATGGGCTGGTCGAGTTGAAATGTGCCGCAATAGAACTCCCTCACGCGCTCCAGTTAGAGACCGGGTTGGCTCAGGTTTTCCGGGCGCTTGAGGTACCAAGACCGGGGGCTGTTAAGATGGTACCCTCGTCCGCGCCGGCGGCTCCGGCAGCAGCAGTGTCCGCATAAAGCGGAGGCTGTACCCTACAAGGAAACCTACAAGATGTCAGCACCAAATTACAATACCTTACTCGACAGGACCGTCGGCTCGGCAGAGCGTCCGAAGGCCGTGCCCGTCGGTATCTACACCGGGATCATCGCAGAGATGGGGTTCGATGTCTCGACCAAGAAGAAGACCCCCTATGTGCGGTACTCGGTCAAGCCGTTGCAGCCGGTTAGCGGAGTCGATCACGATTTGTTCTCCGCAGCTGGCGGCGCCGAGAGACTTTCCAAAATGAAGCTCGGTCTGGACTTCTACCTGACTGAGGATGCGATGTGGAGGCTCCGGGAATTTCTCGAGGACTCCCTCCGCATCGACTGCACCACGCGGTCCTTCAAGGAGGCAATCCCTTACGCTGTCAACCAGCAGATCACTTTCGTGATGGACGTGGCTGTCAGTGACGACGGGAAGGCTTCCTACAATCAGATCAAGAGCGTCTTGAAGCCCGACGAAATTGCGGCCCTTCAATCCGCCGCATAGTTCGGCAAGTCAACAGGGGGAGGGGGGCATCTTGCCCCCCTCCAATAGGGGAGTTTCCACCAATGTCTACTGCCTACGTTCCTATCGACTCGATCAGGATTGAAAGCCGCCAGAGGAAAATTCTCGATGATGGGAAGGGGAATGATCTGATAGAGACTTCTCTTGCGGCACTCAAGGAATCCATTAACCGAGTAGGTTTGATTAATCCTATTACCATCACGAAGAGTCATTTCCTGATCGCAGGGGAGCGCCGACTGACGGCCTGCCGCGAATTGGGGCACCAGGAGATCTTCGTTAGGTACTTCGAAGACCTCGCCCCCCTGGAGAGGAAGAAAGTCGAACTCGATGAGAACATCCGGCGGGCCTCCCTAACCTGGCAGGAACGCGCGATCGCCATCCTGGAATACTATGCCCTTTCCGGCGGGGACTCGGAGCCTTCCTACACCCAGGACCGTTGCGCGGAGGAACTAAACATCTCCGCTACCAACGTCGGACGGAGCATAACAGTGGCGAAGGTGCTCGTCGAGCAGGAGGATCTCCCGGAGGGGAAGAGAGACCTTCCCATCTTGATGAGCACTACTCTCAACGAAGCTTACGGGCTGTTAACCAAGCGGCGCGATCGGAAGATCGAGACCGAATTGGCACAGCTCGACGATGATCCTGTGGGTGGCTTGGCTTCCTCCCCACAGGTGGCGGCGGAGGCTGATACTCCGACCATCAGCCTTGGGGAGGGAGAGGCTTCGCCCCCACGTTCCCCTCTCCCTCCCACGCCGGCCTTCCGAGAAGGTCCGAGAAGTCCCTGGCTCGACCTCCAACAGTCTGATTTCATCCAATGGATCTCCGACTACGATGGGAGGAAATTCAACTTCCTCCACTGTGATTTCCCATACGGCCTCAACATTGGGGAGAGTGCACAGGTCCGCACCGAGACTGGGAGGAACGATGCCTACCATGATTCTGAGGAATTATACTGGGCACTCTGCCAATGCTTGGCAGCTAATCTTGATCGAGTCCTATTCCCTTCGGCTCATGTCATGTTTTGGTTCTCGCTCAAGTACTACCAGGCCACGGTTGATTTCTTCAGGACAAATACGGACCTGGTTGTTCAAGACTTCCCCCTCATCTGGCATAAGTCAGACAACAAGGGTGTCGTACCTGACGCTCAGAGACAGCCGAGAAGGGTCTACGAGACTTGTCTTATTATGGCCCGAGGAGATAGGAAGATCATTCGAGTCGTAAGCAATTGTTATCCGGCCCCGACCGGGGATCTCCACACCTCCGAGAAGCCGGAACCCATGCTCCGACACTACTTCGGGATGTTCGTAGATGAGTTGACGGAGATGCTGGACCCAACCTGTGGGTCTGGCGGAGCCCTCCGCGCTGCGGAATCGTTGGGAGCAAAGCGGGTATTCGGCCTTGACACTTCGAAAGAATTCCTCGATGTCGCGGCCCAGCAGCTTCTCAATTCCCGTCGGCTTCGCCTAGCCCACGAGCTGCTCAATGCTCGTCAAGCCTGACCATCCAACGGAGGCCTTCTGTGGGATCGCGATTGTCGGGGAGGCTCCTGGCAGAGAAGAAGAGATGTTCGGCCGACCTTTTGTTGGGACGACAGGTCGGGTCCTTGACAAGATGCTCGAACACGCAGGGATTGATAGAAAGGCTTGCTTCCTCACAAACCTCTTCAACGAAAGGCCAGCCAACAATGACCTCAAACTCTTCTGTTCCGACAAGCGAACCGCCCACGGAAGCTACCCGGCTCGACGTGGCGATCTCGTTCAAAACTATCCAACCTACCCGTGGCCCGCGAAGTACAGCTGGCCCTCACTGGTCCCTGGCGGGTACTGTAGTTCCGACAAGCTCGGATGCCTTGCCAGACTTCACGCGGAGCTTACAGCGATCGCTCCGACAGTTATTATTGCAGCTGGGAATACGGCCTGCTGGGCGGTCCTTGGTAGGACAGGAATTAGCAAGCTTAGAGGGTCCGTCGCTTTCGCTAACTATCTCAGTGGGACAAAAGTCCTTCCTACTTTCCATCCATCCGCAGTCAATCACGACTGGGCGCTCCGGCCGACGGTCATCGCGGACCTCCAAAAAGCTCTCCGAGAGTCCACAACAAGAGAGCATGTCAGCAAACGGAGAAGAATCATCCGAGTCCCAGAGTACATCTTCGAGGCACAGTCCCTCATCAACGAGCTCTGGGGAGCCAAGTCCCTCTCCATCGATATCGAAACCAAGCTCAAAACTATCGAGTCCATTAGCTTCAGCCCTGATCCTGACCGATCCAGCGTCTTCGTCTTCTACGACAAGGCCAAGCCTGGACGAAGTGCATGGACAAAACAAGAGGAGTTCCAAATAGTCAAGGGGCTCCGTCAACTCCTAATGAGCCCTATCCCAAAGACGTTCCAGAACGGACTCTACGATCTCCAATACATCTGGTCCTGCTGGAAGTGCCCGACCAAGAACTTCGAGCATGATACTATGCTACTCCACCACTCCCTGCAACCCGAGCTTCCCAAGTCGTTGGGCTTCATGGGGAGTGTCTACACTGACGAGATATCCTGGAAATTGCTTCGGGCCCTCGTCGATTCCGAGACTACAAAACGAGAGGATGAATAGTGATGAAACTCCGAACCATCTGCCTACTCTTGGCAGCAACCCTTTCCCTGGGAGCAACGACAGATGCCCAAAGCACGAAGCACTGCCGACATCTTGCGGTCCCTGCCACCCGTCAAGGTGGATACCTTGCAGCAGTTTGTTGTTGCGCCGACTCCGCAGGAAATCTCTGCTGTGTTCAGCAAGGTTACTGCGGAAACGTACTCCTCGCCTGCCCGAGCTGTAATTACTAAGCTGCCCTTGGTTGTGGTGGAGTCCCCTCTCAAGGGGCTCCATCGCCACATCGCGGAGAGCTACGCAGAGGCAGCCTGCTGGGACTGCATGACCCGAGGAGAAGCCCCATTCGCCAGCCACCTCATCTACACTCGCTACCTCGACGACAACAACCCTGAGTCCCGTCAGATAGGGATGCACTGTGGAAGGGCCTGGATTCGCGCTGTGGACTACATGGTGGTCTATACTGATCTTGGGGTCTCGGAGGGGATGGCGATCGCGGTAGGCATCGCCGAGAAGCTCAAAAAGATAGTGGAGTTCCGTACCCTGTGAAAGTCTTCGACACAACGAGGGACAACGCCTGGGCCTTGACTGGCGCTATGGCGGGAGCAGTCTACAATGGGCTCGATTCCGCCCTGACAGCGGAAATCCGGGACGTGCTCCTCCCTCAATTGGAGCCCCACTCCAAACTAATCTACGATTTCGAGAGGGCCTGTCAGGCCCCAGCCCTTTACATGATGCTCCGGGGCCTTCGAGTAGATCCCTTCGCGAGAGGTGCTGCGATCCGCCACTACGAGAAATCTATCCTCCGGTGTCAGTGGATGCTGGACAGGTTGGCCTCGGTCTTTGGGATGACTGGACTTAACCCTAACTCTCCTAAGCAGTTGAAGGAGTTCTTCTATGGCCGTCTTAAGATTCCCGAGCAGACTACCTATTACAGGGGAGAGCGAAAGGTTACTACCAACCGGGATGCCCTCGAAAAGATCCGAGACCACTATTTCGTCGCAGTCCCCTATATCTCTCTCATCCTGGCTATTAGAGACTTTGTTAAGACTCGGAGCGTCCTCGTCTCAGGGGTGGACCCTGACGGTAGAATGCGGACCTCCTACAATATTGGAGGCACAAACTCTGGAAGGTGGAGCTCTTCCGCCAATGCGTTTGGAACTGGTACTAACTTCCAGAACCTCCGGGAAGACCTGCGCCAGATATTCATCGCTGATGAGGGGAAGAAGTTCGCGTATATTGATCTCGAAACTGCTGAAAGCCGTGTGGTCGGTGCGAGGGGATGGCAAGTAACGAGGGCGAAAGGGCCGGGGAGGGATGGATATTGGAGGGCCTGTGAAGATGGCGACCTCCATACCTATGTGGCGAAGATCGTCTGGCCGAATTTCTCCTGGACGGGGGACAAGGTTGCCGATAGGAGGATCGCCGATCAAATCTTCTACCGGCACCATTCCTACCGACAAACGACAAAGGTGGGAGGCCATGGGAGCAACTATCTCGGGAGGCCTCCCACCATGTCCAAGCATACCAAGATCCCGGAACCTATGATGGCGGCCTTTCAGGCCTCATACTTCAAGGGCTTTCCAGAGATACCAGAGTGGCACATGGCAACCATCCGCACGTTGATGACGGAGGCTGCTATCACTACTCTCCTCGGCCGGAAGAGGGTTTTCTTTGGTCGCCTTGACGACGAAGCAACCTGGCGAGAGGGTGTCGCCTACGAACCACAGTCAGTGGTGGGGGATACTCTTAACCTTGGCGCGTGGCGGATCTGGTACTACTTGTTCCCGAAGGTGGAGTTGGTGGCCCAGATCCACGACGCGGTGCTTGTCCAATATGATGAGGCTGATGAAGCGGAGGTGCTGCCGCAGGCTCGGAAACTGATGGAGGTTCCAATCCAGGTCGATGAGAGGTTGCTCATCATCCCCACGGAGGCCCTAGTTGGATGGAACTGGAACAAGGCCCACGACTCCAACCCCGATGGGCTCAAAAAATGGACAGGGACAGATGGTAGAACCCGTACCAATAACCAGGGCCTCTCCCTCTTGGATAGACCTGTTCATCAAATACTGCCGGGACTTACCCACTCCACCAATCTTCAAAGAGTGGGGAGCGTTGGCAGCCCTCTCGGCAGTCGTTGAGAGACGAGCGTGGGTCCACTCTGGCCATGGGAATATCTGGCCGAACATCTTTGTCCTTCTGGCGGCACCACCAGGAGGGGGGAAGACCATCATCACTCGCGCCATCACCGATCTGATCCACGACATGAAAGTCGACGATTCCCAGAAGCCCAGGCTCGCCGCCAACTCCATGACAAAGAGTGCAATGGTGGATACGCTCGAGGAAGCAATCCGAGTCCGAGTGATCCCCGGGGAGGGGATCGAAGAGTGGCACTCGATGGCAATTATCAACTCGGAATTCGGGGTGGTCTTCCCGGCTTATGATCAGGCCTTCCTCTCCCACCTCTCCCACTTCTGGGACTGTGAGAGGCAGTTCGAGGAGCGGACGAGGACCAACAAGAGCAAGTTCATCGCCAACCCTCACGTGATGATGTTAGGGGGTATCCAGCCCAAACTCTTGAACGATACCTTTCCTGAGAGTAGTTGGGGCCAGGGCTTCTTTGCCCGCACTACGATCGTCTACGTCTCGGAGATGCCGAAGGTCAAGTTCTTCCGCAAGACCCTCCCCGACTTCACCGTCAAGACGCAATTAGTCGCAGGTCTTGAACAACTCTCTGAGAGATGGGGGGAAATATTCTTCTCCCCACTTACCATAGAAGCGTTTGAGACATGGGAGGCAAATGACTTCCAGCCCTTCCCAACTCATCCGCGATTGGCTGGGTACGTCGAGAGGAGAAAGATACACGCAATTAAACTTGCGATCCTCTTTTGCCTTTCCTCGGGCCACGAGCTGATCGAACTCGAAGACCTCAAGCGGGCAAGGTCCCTTCTCGAGAGGACGGAGGAAAACTTGGCCGACCTGTTCGTTGCGATGGGGAGTCATGAATTCTCCGCAGTTATGGATGAGACGGTACACTTCGTCCTGAGAGAGTACGCCCGGACCAAGAAGGCCGTCGGGCAGCAGGCATTGATGGCATTTGTCTCTCGTCGGGCGCAGCCCCTCCACGTCGAGCCGATTATCAATACCCTGATTGGGAGTGGCCGACTGCGCCTTGCAACCCCGGAGAACATCATGACAGATCAGCGGGCCTTTGTGCCAGGGACGGAGCTATGAAAGTCCTCCACTACATTCCGCTTGATGATCATATCCAGGATATGGTTTGCGTCAAGTGCCTTACACCAGTCAACCAAGTTGGGGGCTCATTCACCACGGATCTCTCCTACTGGCTTACCCCTCCCGAAGGGTATGAGCGCTGTCTCTTCGATGCTCGGGTTTCTCGGCCGGTGAGACATGGGATATAACTTAGGCTGGTATGGCCTATCAGCCGGGGCTATCAGCCATATCAGTCTACTCCTGCAACGAAGGTACATTCACCCCGGTCATGGCCTGGATAGCGGAAACCCTCGCCTTATCGAGGTTGTTGGAGAGACCATTCTCATTGAACCTCCGAGAGTAGCCCTTGGCGCTGGCCATCACCCTGGTAATATCAATCCCCGAGACCATCGCTTGTCGGAGTACCCTCTGCATCATCTCATCACTTCCCGAGTCCTCCGCGAGGGCCCACTCCTTGCCCATCTTTGAGGTGAGGGCTTTCTTATCCGCCTGATCCTGGGAAAGAAGGTTCTTGGTGTCGTAGTAGAGGGCAACTTTCGAGGGGTTGACTCCCATCATGTAGTAGAACCTCTCCATCGGAGTGAGGTCCGTCATCATGGGCTCGAGGGTGGTGGCCGAGTTAATCATCCCGGTATTCGCAGCATTCATCATTCGGTAGAAGATCTTGGGGAGGAAGGCTCTCCCCATTTGGGACCAGGCATCGGGGGTCATCCCTCCAGTAGCATCGTAAGAGAGGCCGATATCGGAGAAGGCCTTCCCGGCCAACTTCCCTTGATTCCACATAGCAGGGGTAGCCATCCAGAGCAGCTCACTCCCTGGGTTCCCCATGGGGAGGGAGAGGGAATTCGTCAGCGACACTCCTGGCATACCCATCAGCTTCGGGAGGTATCCTGGGAGGCCCTGATACATGAGGTCCGCCGGGGAAGCGTCGTCAGGGTTGTCTGCCCCAAAGCTCTCATAGATTCTCTCCATGAGGGACTTATTGTTCCAGATACGGGAGATCTTATCTGCCAAGTAATAGAGCCCACCAGTCGCTGGTAGGCCGCCAGCCATAGCGGGGAGTGCCGCAGCCAGCATGAGTGGCTTGAGATTTCCCCTCGTTGCCTCCCCCGCATACTTCATAGTGTTCCAGAGGTAGTACATCATCCAGTTCTTAAAGAGGCCGATCCCCTGCCCGAATGGGCCTGCAAACACTTTCGACCTGTCTGCCGTGCCGAAGCGGAACATTGAGTTGTCAGTAAATTCCCGGACGAACCTTTCCAGGTCTGCCCCCTTAAGCCCCTGGACATCCCTTCCCCAAAGGAAGCCAGTTGCTATCGCATGGGCCCTCGACATCCGTTCCGTCACCTCCGCCGGCCAGTTCCCTACCTGCTCAATGAAGTTCGCAACCGCGGCGCCTCGATTATCCCCGCCCTTGAGGATGGTCTTCAGATTGTCCCGAATGGTAGCCTTGCTCCCGATGAATTCCTTTGCGATCCTCGGATCGACTGTCCCATCGGAGAGCATCTTCTGGAAGAGGGAGCGGAACTCCGGATCGGAGTTATCCCCTAAGAGCTTAGCAGCTTGCCCCATTATCTTCCCTGCATTGAGGGTCGCCATCTGCCCCTTTATCTTCCCAGCCCCGTCAATAATCATCTGATGGGAGTAGAACTTGGCGACTTGCTCCGGAGATCCATTCGCGAGGAAGGACAGCTCTGGCATTAGGGTCTGAGTGAAGTTGAGGAGGTTCGTCACCGGGAGGCTGGTATTAAACATCCCCAGCTGAAGGCCATAGATACCTCTCCCCACCGCATTCACTATTTTCGAGGCTGAGTTTTTCCCAATCATCGGGGCTAGCGCCCGGTCGAAGAACTCATTGGTGAGTTTCCCGAAGGCCCCTTGGTGCCCCATTAGCTGGTGCATCCTCTCCATGAGCTGGCGATGGAGACCAGGGGCACTCTCCGCCAACGCCTCCATCTGCTTCCCGTAGATGGTGTTGAAGGCGGCCTGGGACTGGAGCTTGCTCATCGCCGCGTCGTGCTGAGTTATCTTGTCGATGAACTCCTGCCGAGTGAAGCCCCGCTCCCCTTCATACCCTCCCAATCCCTTCCTTCTCTTGAAGAAGCCAGGCCTTCCCTTTGCCTCCGCAGCGTCGATGATTCTCCACTCCTCCGCGGAGCGGGCCTTGAGTTGCTTGGTGGCTGCGATGTCGTCCCAGACATCATGGAGCTTGGGCTTGGGATCAGCAGTCCAGGACTTTCCCTGTGCAAGCGCCTCATCGACGAGATTCTTTGCATTCTTGATTGCACTGCCACGATCCTTCCCAGCCCCCATGGAGACCATATCCCCTGTCTCGGAATAGACCGGAACTCTCCAGTCTCCCTCCCAGGTCCGACTGATGCCCATGTGCCCTGCCAAGTGTTTGAGGGGCTCTTCTTCCCCGGCAAGCCTATTCGCGGTGTTGACTCCATTCCAGTTTCGGAGATCACTTTCCTGGAGAGCTCCATGAAGGGCAGCCACTTTCGGAGAAACGTTGAGGTTCTTTTGAAGCTCCTCTGGCGTCATCACCCGATACTTCTGCTCGGAGAAGACCTTGTTATACTCCTCCAGCTCGGCGTCGGTAAGGTCCTTGAACATCGGCGCTAGACCACCCTGGCGCTGCCCACCGGAGATCGCATGTTTCCAAAGGTTTCCCTCTAGCGGCCCGACCTCCCCATGCATTGCTCGGAGGGTGTCGGCATCCCCTATATCGAACGCCGATCGGAGCCCTGTGTAGATCTTCCTCGCGAAGGGATTCCCTCCGAATTGGAACATGCCAGGGGCGAGATGTTCAGTTACAAATGCCTTCGCTGTGTCGAGGGCAAAGCCTCCATCACCCCATCCCTGCACTTTGGCGAAGGCCCTTGCTATCCCTTCCGCCCACTTTGCAGGGTTGGCCTTCGCCCCAAATCCCAGGAACCCTTGCTTCCCAGGGGCATAGACTCGGACAGGGGTCCCTTCATTCACCTTGTCCAAGAGGTTGGTGTACTGATAGTCCTGGATAGCCTTTTGCCTTGCTGGGTCCTCCATGGGGTCCCAGGCATTCCGGGAAACCTGGTCCGAGAACCGCTGCTCTCCCGGCTTGAAGAACCCTGGCTTGTCGGTCTTGAAGACAATCCATTGGTCAGCCGCATTTCCGACAGGCTTCCCTGCCACGAACTTGTTCGGCCCACCAACCTTCTTCGCCATCACATACAGGCCCCCCGTGTCGGAGACCGTTCCGTCGATCAGGCCCGGATCTTGCTCCCTCGCCAAATACCAGCCATCCCCGATATCGAGCATATTATTCTTCACGACCTTATTAATATTCGCCGCCGCTCCTTGGTTGGTGAAGGAGATATGCCGGAAGTGCTGCCCATTGAATTCGTAGCCAAGGGGAAGTTGGGCGTCTCCGGTTGTCTTCGCCAAGGCCTGCTCATCGGAGAAGTTCCCCGTTCCGACAATCAGCCGCTTCTTCAGGGTTGCTGGGCCTTCCCCTGGGAGGGGCTCCTCCCCAGGCTTACTAATAGCAAACAGCCTATTAAGGGACCGATTGTCACTCTTGACTGGGGTTGCCATATCCCCCAGCGTATCGACCATCGGCCGAGTCATGAACCCTTGCACAGGCCTCGCCTGCCTCGGAGCGGTCTCTGCCCGAATGGCCTGGCTCCACTTTGCCAGTTGATCATTCGCCGCCTGGAGCTGTTCCTGAGGGATACCACCTCCGGCAATCTTCGCTTTGAGTTCCCTCGCTCGAGCCTGCAGTGGGCCGTCGATATTCTCGCTCCCAAAGGTAGGCTCGGCTTTGTAGGCTGGCCCATACTTCGCCAGCACCCCTCCTATCCCACCCAGCCCCGCCTGCATGGCAGTATCAACAATGGAGGACTGGATCACATTCGAAGTGTCACCCCCAACCAGCATCGACCCAGCGATCCTGGCGGCATCCACCCCTCCCATTCCGAGGGTCCCCTTCAAGATTCCTCCAATAACCGGAGAGGCCTCTTCCAGCGCCTTCAGCCTCGGGATCATCTTGAACGCCGTGGTCCCCAGCTTGGCCGCTAGACCAAACTCCGGGACGGGGGAGATCATCCCCGAGAGGAATCCACCCACTGGATTCTGCATCCTCCAATCGAGGGTCTCATCGGAGGGAGCTACCCCGATCAATTCTGGGAAACTCTCAACCGCAGATTTGAGGAAGCCAGCCCCGTAATCGAAGACGTTCGAGATACCGCCAGGGGCAAGTGTCGGAGGGCTTATCTCATTCGGACTGCTGAACAGTGGCATCGTCAGTGGTGTCCTGGGTTTGAGTTGAGAATCCCTTCACGGTCTTCTTTGTTCCAGTGAGTTGCCCAAGGTTGACAAGCTGATCAACCCCAGCCTGTCCGCCACTTTGCTGAATGAAGGAGTAGATAAGTTGGTAGAGATGCTGATGCCAAGTAGTGGCGAAGTCCTTCCCAGTCAAAGCTCCTTGGGCTCTAAGCTTGGAATCCCCCTGGGTTAGCTTGGTGGCCTGGGTAGCGAGCTGCTTGTAGATGGTGGGGGAAAGGAGGAACTTGGTTGGCTCACCAGGCGCTTCCTGACCATAGAGCGTTCCAGAATGTTCCCTGGCGTCAATCGCGGCATAGGCTGCGGAGAGGGGGACATCTGCTCGGTAATCACCACCTGCGGTAGTGTAGTAGGGAACGTTGGAAGAGGTTCCACCAGCACCATTCCCCATAGTGTGGATCTCCAACCCTCCAGAAGGATTCTTGGTGGCGAAGGTAACGATCCCATTCTTAGTGGAAAGCACCTTCGGTTCCTGTTGCGCGAGGAGAGACTTGTTGTACTCCCACTGCAACTCGGCGTTCTTGTAGTCCGTCTCCTGGTTGGCCCTCTTCTCCTCGGCAGTCTGCCCAGCGATGGTCAGTTCCCCACTCGCGATCTTCTCCTTGTAGGTCTGCTGAGCATCATCGTAGGCCTGCATAGACCTCTTGTAGTTGGCGTGCTCGCCAGCCAGCCCAGACAATGCTCCGAGCCCCAAATTAAGAAGAAGATTCCCAGTATTCTTCCCTCCTCCTGGGACGTTCTGCAGCCCAGCGGCCAAGCCAGAGAGGATCCCCATCAGCTTGTCATCCTGGGTCTCTGTTGGACTCTTCGGAGCGGAAGCAGCAAGGGCAGTTCGATAGGCGGAGTAGTCAGTGGGTGGGACGTGGGGGAGGGTAGGAGGAGGTTCTCCTGGCCCAGGTCCGGGCAGCGTCACCACCGAGTCCCCTCCGGAGGGTAGAGCGGCTGTCATATTCGGATCTGCTACTGGCGGTCCGGCAGGTCCCGGCGGTGTCGCCGCCTCTGGGTGGAGGAGAGATTGGAACTGATCGTAGGCTGACCTCGGGTCCTCCGGAGGCATGTTCGCCTGAAGCTGCCGGAAGATTGGGCTGGATA